GGTAACGGTATGATTGGCTACATTGCCAAAGAACGTGTAGATGGAAAACTTATCCTTCCCGAGGCAGTACAGATTTTAAAATTGAAATCTGAGTAAATAGTTTATAAGGTGTCGCTCTATACTGGGCGGCACTGATATTTTTGTGATTGGAGGCGGTGATAGCTATGATTGTAACATTAGAAGAAATGAAACAATATCTGAGAGTGGACTTCGATGAAGAAGATTCTCTTATTTCACAGCTACTTCTTAGCTCTGAGCAGCTGTGCACAGACATTATAAGAGGTGCTGATCTATCAATGCTTGATACAAATGAGAATGCCAAGATTGCAATCATGTATACAGTTGCTTATTTATATGAACATCGTGAGGAAGCTGACCATCACGCTCTAACACTTACCCTTCGCTCTTTACTATTTGGCAGCAGACTGGAGGGCTTCTGATGGATATTGCATTATTAAATACCAGTATTATATTTCAAAAAAACGAAACCCTTGTGGATGATATTGGCAATCACACGAGTAAATGGATAAATTATTATTCCTGTCATGCAACCATTAGTGGTGAAGGTGGAACAGAAGCATTTACTGCTAGCCTTATTGTAGACAACTCTGATTCGAGCTTTACAATTCGCTATTGTAAGTCTGCAGCGGTAATTGATACCACTAGTTATCGTATTATATTTGCTGACGAAATTTATAATATTTTGGCAATTGACCATATGAATTACAAAAAGAAATCTCTGAAGTTCAAGTGTCAGAAAGTGAGGCGTTAATATGGCTGATAGAGTAAGAATTGACCAGATGGCTACCGCTATTATGGAGGGCTTACAAGATTATGCAAATCTTGCTTCCGATGATTTGAAAAAAGCGGTCAAGAAAGCCGGTGCCACAGTTAAAAAAGAAATACAAACTAACGCACCAAAGAATACTGGTACTTATGCTAGTAGCTGGACAGTTAAAAATGTATCAGAAACCTCTAATTCTATTGACGTTGTGGTGCATTCCAAAAATCGTTATCAATTGGCCCACTTGCTAGAGTTCGGTCATGCCAAACGTGGCGGTGGTCGTGTTCCCGGAAAGAGCCACATTGCTGCTGCCGAAGAAGCAGGTATAAAACAGCTGGAGCAAGACATTGAAAGGAGCCTTACCCATGGATGAGCTACTTAAAATATTAAAGGAGTTCTCAATTCCTTTTGCTTATGACCACTTTTCAGAAGGTGAGGCCCCTGCTCCACCCTTCATCTGTTATCTACTGCCTGGCAGCGATAATTTTGCTGCAGATGGCATGGTTTATTATAAGCAATCTGAAATTCATATAGAACTGTATACCGATAAAAAGGACTTATTGGTGGAACAGGCTGTGGAATCAGTATTGGATGCACAGGCCATCTTCTACAACAAATCCGAGGTCTGGATTGACAGCGAAAAGTTATACGAAGTCCTATACAATTTTGAAATGGAGGTCTGACAAATGGCAGATAAAAATAACAAGGTTAAATATAACCTAAAGAATACACATTACGCACTTATTACAATTGCAGAGGATGGTACCTCAACTTATTCTACTCCTACTGCAATGCCCGGTTCTGTTTCCATCTCTTTAGATGCAAATGGTGAGCCAGAAAACTTTTATGCCGATGGCGTAGCATATTATGTTATCAATAACAACATGGGCTATGATGGTGATTTGGAACTTGCGATGATTCCTGAATCATTTAGAATGGATTGTTTAAAAGAAGTACTCGATGATAATGGCGTTTTAATTGAAAACTCTGAGGTAGAGCTTGGATCCTTTGCACTTCTTTTTGAATTTGACGGTGACCAAAAACATATCCGTCACGTGCTTTATAATTGTGCCGCTTCCAGACCAGGAATTGAAGGTAAAACAAATGAGGATAGTCGTGAGGTGCAGACAGAAACACTTACCATCTCCGCCACTCCGCTTGCTAATGGCATGGTCAAAGCAAAGACTGGAAATGCAACTGATGCAATAGTTTATGGTGATTGGTATAACACAGTTTATATGCCAACAATAACTGAAAATATGCCAATTGAAGCTTCAGCAGCAGAAGCGAAAGCTGTTATAGCACCAACTGTAAAGACAACAACTACGACTGCAAAATCTAGCACTTAAGGAGGTATCATAATATGAGTATGAAACAAAATATTGAAATTGATGGTAAACAGGTGCCTTTCAGGGCATCTGCTGCTATCCCTCGTATCTATAGAATGAAGTTTTGCCGAGATATCTATAAAGATTTGAAATTGCTTGAATCCAGCATCGGTAATAACAAAGCTGATGATTCTAATCTTGATATGTTTTCACTAGAAATGTTTGAAAACATTGCCTATGTTATGGCAAAGCATGCAGATCCAACTATTCCAGATTCACCAGAAGATTGGCTAGATGAATTTAATACCTTCTCTATCTATCAAGTGCTGCCTCAGTTAATTGAACTCTGGGGCCTTAACACACAAACAGATGTTGATTCTAAAAAAAACTTCGTAGCACAGATCGCGAAATGACAACGCCTTTATTTCTACTTCGCTGCATACAGCTTGGCCTTTCCATTGGTGAATTAGATTTACTCACTATCGGAATGGTCAATGATATGTATGCAGAAAGCAGGAATGATGATTGTAAATATAATCAACTGGCTTCACAAGCTGATTTTGATAAGTTTTAATGCTTGGATAATTCCGAGCTATTTTTATGTCATCACACAGGAGGGAGGTGCTTGTCATGGCAGCTAACAGAATCAAAGGTATCACAGTCGAGATTGGTGGTGATACCACAAAACTTCAGACTGCCCTTAAAGGTGTCAACTCTGAAATTAAGAATACACAGTCTCAACTTAAGGATGTCGATAAACTTCTAAAACTTGATCCTAGCAACACAGAGTTAATGGCACAAAAACATAAGTTACTTGCTCAGTCAGTAACAGAAACCAAAGAAAAACTGGAAACTTTAAAGACCGCTGCTGAACAAGCTAACACAGCCCTTGCTAATGGTGATATTTCTCAAGCACAATATGATGCCCTACAACGTGAAATTATAGAAACTGAAAACGCACTAAAGAACTTAGAAGATGCAGCTGATAAATCTTCGGTAGCCTTGCAGAAAATATCAGCAACAGGCGAAAAACTGAAAACCGTCGGTGGTAACATCTCAAGTGTAGGCACCTCCATGACCAAGAATGTCACTGCACCTATTCTTGCGGTGGGTGCAGCTGCGGTTGCTTCCTTTAATGAAATTGATGGCGGTTATGATACTATCGTTACTAAAACAGGTGCGACTGGTGATGCCTTAGAAAGCCTTACTAAAAGTGCTGACCATGTATTCGGTTCACTTCCTGTAGATATGAGTGATGTTGGCACTGCTATTGGTGAAGTCAATACTCGTTTCGGTGTGACCGGCACAACCCTAGAGGATTTATCTTCGGAGTTTTTAAAATTTGCTCAAATTAATGAAACAGATTTAAATACTGCCATTGGTAACACAGATAAAATTATGAACCAATGGGGAGTAGATGCATCCGAAACTAAGAATGTCTTAGGACTACTTACTTCTAAAGCACAGGAAACAGGTATCAGCGTTGACGATCTGATGAACAGTGTCCAAACAAATGGTGCTACTTTTAAATCGATGGGCCTTAATCTACAACAAAGCATTACCTTACTATCCCAGTTTGAACAAAATGGTGTTAATGCAGATACTGCGATGACTGGTTTACAGAAAGCGGTTACCAATTATACGAAGCAAGGCATGTCAATGGATGAAGCACTTGGTGCAACTATTGATTCTATCAAAAATGCTTCTACAGAAACAGAAGCACTTACTATTGCAACTGAAATCTTCGGTATTAAGGGTGCCAATGAAATGACTAAAGCTATCCGTGAAGGTCGAATTTCTATTGATGACCTTTCTGGTAGTATGTCTGAGTACGGCACAACTGTAAGTGATACCTTCAATGGTACACAAGATGGTATTGATAATTTCAAGACTGCAATGAACAATGCAAAGCTTGCCATGTCACAGCTTGGCAAAGCTATCTCCAATGTATTAGGACCAATCCTACAATCCTTATCTGAGAAAATAAAAGCTTTCACAGAATGGTTCTCTGGTCTTAGTGATGGTTCAAAAGAAATGATTGTAAAGATTGCCCTGATTGTGGCGGCGGTAGGTCCCATTCTAATTATTATTGGAAAAGTTATCAGTGCCATTGGAACTATTATGACAATCGTTCCCCAAATCGTATCGGTTATTACGACAGTAAAAACAGCCTTTGCCGCATTGAATTTAACTATGCTAGCTAATCCTATTGTATTAATCATCGCAGCCATTGCAGCTCTCGTGGCTGGTTTTATTTATCTTTGGAATAACTGCGATGGTTTCAGGCAATTCTGGATAGACCTTTGGGAAAGTATAAAGGCTATTGCTATTGCTGTTTGGGATGCTTTAAAGGCATTTTTCTCTGCAGCCTGGACAGCAATCGTATCTGTAGCAACCACTATTTGGAACGGGCTATCCGCCTTCTTTACAGGGCTATGGGATGGCATCAAGCTGGTGTTTGAAACAGTGCTAAATGTGATCAGTACCATTATTAAAACTGACTTTGAAATCTATAAGACCATCATCATGACGGTGCTTAAGGTTATTCAAACAATTATTACGACCGTATGGAATGCAATTAGCACCGTTATCACCACTGTGGTGACAGCAATTTCAACCTTCCTAACGACTGCATGGAATACCATAAAGACAGTTATTTCAACCGTACTCTCTGCTATCCAGACTGTTTTTATCACTGTGTGGAACGCAATCAAAACTGTTATCACAACGGTCATTAATGCAATTAAAACAACCATCACAACAGTTTGGAATGCAATCAAATCTACAGTGACCTCAATTGTCGAAGGAATAAAGATATCTGTATCCAAAGCCTTTAATGCAATATGGATTGGAATTAAAACTACTATCACCGGAATATATAACACGGTTAAAGATGGATTTAACAATGCAATAGACTTTATCAAAAATCTTGCATCTTCTGCCTTCAACTGGGGTTCTGATATTATCAATGGAATTATAGATGGTATTAAAAGCTGTATTGGAAAAGTTGGTGATGCAGTTAAAGGCGTAGCTGATAAAATTAAATCCTTCTTACATTTTTCAGTACCTGATGAAGGGCCACTTACTGATTACGAAAGCTGGATGCCTGACTTCATGGGAGGACTTGCTAAAGGAATAGAAAAGAGTCGTGGCCTGATTAAAAAAGCAGTCTCTGGTGTCTCTACCGATATGGTGATTACACCGAAGGTGGGTGCCATGGATTTTGCTGGTGCCACTGGTGCTAGCTCCCTTGCCATGAGTAATACTGACTCAACCGCAAATATTACCGCTGCTATCTCTGAGGCCTTTAGTCAATTAGATACTAGTGCTGGAGATATTATAATTCCAGTTTATCTTGGCGGTACTATGATTGATGAGGTCGTTGTGAATGCTCAGCAAAGAACAAATTTAAGAAGCGGAGGTAGATAAGTATGGCATACATTCAATATTTAGTTTTTGATAACACTACCCTGCCGCTTCCGGATTCTTATGATATCGACCTCTCTGCTATAGAGGCAGATTCCAGTGGTGAAACCGAAGCTGGTACAACTCAACGGGATATCGTACGAAACGGTGTGGTAAGTATTGCCGTCTCTTTTTCTGTAACTTCTACTTGGCTTAAATTCTTCACTGCCTATTCAAAGGAAGAAAAGATTGCTGTGCAATACTTTGATACTGAAACGCTAGCTTTAAAACTTA